AAGCTAACTACACAAAGTCAGCACTGTCAGTAGCTTGGCGCTATGGCATGACCAAGGATATCATGATCCATAACCCTGTAGCTGTTATCAAGACTATCGCCACTAAGCCACGTAAGGTTAAGTGGGAGAGGTCAGACATCAAATCTTTCCTGACCGTTGCATATAGCAAGTGGGAATATCGAAGCTTAGGGTTGCTGGTTCATATGTCATATGACTGGGGCCAGCGAGTAGGTGACATGAGGATGCTGAAGTGGGAAAGCCTAGACCTTGATCAGTGCCGCATGGACTTGACACAATCTAAGCGAGGTGCTGATGTGCATCTACCTATCAGTCAGAACCTATGCCAAATGTTACGCACACAAAAAGAGGAGTTCGGGTTCCAGGATTTTGTTGCGCCTAAGATTTCTATCAACAAGGGCTTGATCAGACCTTACCTGATTAATGAAATATCTAACAATATCAATGCAGTATTGGACGAAGCTAATCTATCACGTGAACTTACAGCTATGGATTTGAGACGCACAGCAGTGACAGAAATGATGGAAGCAGGTGTAGACTTAGTTGGTATTATGCAGGTGACGGGACATGCTAGTCCGACATCACTGGCCCCATACATGGTCAACACATTCAGCGGTGCGTCTAAGGCACTATCAGCAAGAGGTAATGAAGATGAGCATTCGTAGCTATAACCTCTATCTCCGACACCCAAAAGGTTGTTATGTTTACTTCATGTCTCCTGACGGAGAAGATGTTATAACAAAGATAGGAATAAGTAGAGACCCGTTTAAGAGGAGAGAGGCATTACAGTGTGCTAATAGCAAACGTATAATTCTACATACCTTCTTTGGGCCTTGGTCTGAGAAAGATGCAAGAGGTATAGAAAAAGAAATACATGAAAAGCTTGCTAAAAAGAGAATAAGGGGTGAGTGGTATAGTATAGACTATAGAGTTTGTTGGCAGTTCTTTAACATTAAAGAGTGTAGTTACATGCAGGGGGTGAATGAAGATGAGCATTCGTAGATATGTAGAGACAGTAGAGATCAAGGATGGCGAGAGCCGCCGCATGAACTGTCCATCTTGCTTTGCTAAGAACACCTTCACGATCACCAAAGAGATGGGTGAGATCAAGTATAACTGCTACAAGCTAGACTGTTCAGCCAAGGGCTTTTATCACGGCAACCTTACAGCCATAGAAGTGCAGCACTTACTGAAGAAGCGGCCCAAAGCTAAGGCCAAGGAGGTAGAGACTATGGAGATACCTGAGTATGTTGTGCAGCCCAGCGCAGAGCATGATAAGTTTCACAGGTTTGTTAGCCGCTGGGGTATCGCCTCAAGAGGCCTGATGTATGACGTGAAGGATGAACGTGTTGTGTTCCCCATCCACTTCAAGGGCCGCATCATCGACGCTAATGGCAGGGCTGTAGGTGGTAAGATACCTAAGTGGTATCGCTACTCAGGCAAGGCAGACTATTACCTTGTGGGATCGGGTAGCACCATCGTTGTGGTAGAGGATTGTGTGTCAGCTATAGTGGCCCACCAAGAGTTGCCAAATGTTACAGCTATGGCAATCCTGGGGACATCCCTGACGCCTAACCACATGGCTAAGATTGGTGAGTATAGCAAAGTTATCGTGGCACTAGATCCAGATGCAGCACACAAGACCTTGCAGTTCAGCAGAGAGATCAACCTATGGACAGGCGCTAAAGCTACGGCATTTAGGCTTGACGATGATATCAAGTATCGCTTAGACGATGACATGGAGAGACTGAAGAGGATAACAGATGTCATACCATATACCTAAGAAACCTAGCCAAGAATTGTTAGATCATCTAATGGCTAACTACACATACGACAGAGATAAGGGTCAGGTATTTAACAATAGAATGGGTAAACCTGCTTTAGGGTTAACAAATAAGGGTTATCAGTATGTTGTATCATACCTTAATAATAAACATCTCGTCCATAGGGCGCACCACGTTGTTTGGTTCTTTGAGTATGGTGAATGGCCTACTTCTTGTATGGATCACATAGACGGTGTTAAGACTAACAACCACTATACTAACTTACGGTTAGTCACCAACAGAGAGAATACACAGGCTTATTACAAGAGTCAGAAGACGAGCAGTCCTTATCAAGGTGTGTATTGGAGAAAAGATAGAAAAAAGTTTTATGTCCATATTATGGTTAAAAACAAACAAACTCACATAGGTGCCTTCACCTGCGAATTAGAAGCAGCAAGAGCTTATGACAAAGCCTTGGTAGGACTAGGCCTTAAACCCGTCAACGTAGAAATTATGAAGGAGTTACAGAATGACTAACCAGATCACAGCTACATACATCGACCACATGGGCAGTGACCTGTCCGTAGTTAACGCAGCACGAGTATCCTTTGGTAAGAAGAGTGATTGGGAGTTCTCTGCACTAAGAGAAGGCTTACTTGAGAGAGATGCCAAGCTCATCAACTACCTAGCCAAGCATAAGCACATCAGCCCCTTCGGTCACGCCTTTGCAAGCTTCCACGTCAAGGCACCTATCTTCGTAGCACGTCAGCTAGTGAAGCATAAGTTCCTGCGATGGAATGAGATCAGTCGTAGGTACGTGGATGATAAGCCTGAGTTCTATGTTCCTGACGTGTGGCGTGGGCGTAGTGAGGATAAGAAGCAAGGGTCTAGTGATGAAGTAGTGGACATGTTATACTGGATAGTTGCAGACCCTGAACTTTCTATTGAGGGCCATACAGAGTATGATAATGTAAGTGATACACCTAGTAGGTGGTCATCTTATGTAAATGCTAGGGCATTAGACCTTTATAATGCTATGCTTAATAGCGATGTCGCCCCTGAGATGGCACGTATGGTGTTGCCAACCTCGCAGCTAACTGAGTGGTACTGGTCTGGTAGCCTTGATGCCTTTGCTGACATGTGCCGCCTACGCTGCAAGGAAGACACTCAGTATGAGAGCCGTGTGTTAGCTGACCAGATCAGTGAGAAGATGTCAGAACTATTCCCAGTAAGCTGGGATGCTCTAATGAGCAATTCGTGACGATCCTAATAGACAAATGGAGAAACGGAATGAGTTGGCACTATCAACTAATGAAGCACACAGAGCCTGACGATGAGGTCTGGTATGCAGTGCATAAGAACTACTACTACTACAGTTCAGATAGCTACACTGCAGAACCCGTAAGCATCCAGAGCGAGGACAAAGAAGACATCAAGTGGATGCTAGAACACATGCTAGGCGACATTGAGAAACACGGAGTGAAAGACTATGAGTGACTACAGAGTAGACGTAGCAACTAAGGAAGAGTGGGCTGAACGAGCATGGAATGCAGAAGACAAACTCTCCTTACTTTTAGATAACCTCATTACATTGAAGGCTAGACTGAAGAAGTGGGACAACCAAGATTACGTGTATTCATACGTCAACGCTATGCTACAAGAGATAGAGGAGTACCACTAATGTTTACCGTAGAGTTTGAGTCTGATGCTTCCATCATTACTACACTAGACGAGCGTGATAAATTTGAAGACGTTGAAGTAATTCTGGCAGATGATGGCTCTGTTTACATGAGACAGTTTGACAATTCTTTAGAGGAGTATCAGATGCTCTTCATGTCATACCAACAGGTGCTAGACATATTTGCTGCACTAAGCAGTAAAGAAGGCGCTTACTATGCAACACCCAAGGACACAAAATGAATGTAGCGATGTTTCTAAATGGTGCAGCTTTTATGTATCTCTTAGGTGTGGTACTACTGTATTCCATTACAGAGCCAGAGGATGAGAATGAAGACCCTTATGCCGCTGACAAGTTTTCGCTGATGTGGCCTTGGGTGGCTGTAATGACTATTATATACTGGGTTCGGGGAGAGAACGACGATGACGATGGAACTAGCACTGATTAAGACGCTCCTAAAGCGTGACTTCTATGACCAACACAAGGGTATCAGATGCCCAGATAAGATCTTCACTAAGGACATCCGTAAGATCAAGCAGACACTAGATCATGCTATGAACAACTACGATGGCGACCTCAACATGGCTGACCTAGAAGCGCTGTTCTACGCACAGAACCAGACCATGACTACAGCTACAAAGACTGCATACGGTGATCTATTCCGTAAGATGGATAAAGCTGATGTAGTCAAAGAAGAGATTGCAGACACAGTGCTAGGGCAATTGTTCCAGCAGTATGTAGGCGATCTTGTAGCTAACCTAGGCTTTGACTTCGTTAACGGGTCACAGACATCCTTGGAGCCTCTACGCCGCATCTTGGATGACTACAAAGATGACTTCACACCCAATGTTAA